ATTATGTTTCTATCAAATTGTGCAAAATACAATCAGCAAAGGTAGACTTAAAGCTCAAGTAACAAATAGAACTGAAACGCTGCTACGAAGTTGCGTATTAACTAAAGTGAAAAACTATGAACACTGCTAAAGAATATCAAGTATGGGTTGATGGAAAACCAACAAAAGCGGTTAGCCGCTCATTTGATGAAATAGAAAATATGGCTTCTGAATATATTGGCAGTAGTGAAAATATTGAAATACAAACGACTGACAATGACTTAGAACCAATAGAAGTATGGCGGCTTAACAACGACTCAGGCAAGTTTGAAAGATAATTCATAGGAAAGTTTAAAGTGGCAAGAAATTAACCAAAAGCATAATTTATGGTTAGCTCCTCACCAAAAGCCTCTTTTATGGTTAACTCTCCACCAAAAACTTTAGATTCAATACAAAAAAATATATTTTGCTAAACATTTTGTGGATACACCTATATATTGAGAGATAACAAATTAAATACTAGTGAAAGGCTGTTAACTCTAGGCTTCTTAAAAACGCGCGAACATTATTGAAACTTCGTGCATATAATAAGCGGTTATCCTTCTAGGTGAGATATGAGCAATCCCTTGTTTTACATTGACCAAAATATTATCGGATTACAGTTGCAAGGAATTTTTTATGAAAATATACAAGATAAAAAACGGTAATAAAGAGCTTGTTGCCAACTTACAGCAAAGTCATTTCGACAATACTAAGTTTGAGCATGATCCATACGATCTCAGAAAACCAACATATACCGCTCAGCTATCATCTGAAGAACTACTCGGTGTTGTAAGGTCTTCTTTGCAAAGATTATCCAAGATAGCAGGCGTTGAGTACGGCGTATTTGTGAAAACTAAACAAAGTGAATGGTCTAAAATCAACTAATAGGGAAAATTTGACATGAAAAAGTATTTTTTAGGGTTTGATTTTCATAATAGAAACATAAATAAATTCTGGTCTGGCATTATCGATATGGACTTAAAAGATGATGATTTATTGGATGTTGTTAAGCAGGTAATAAAGGATAACTTTCACGATGATAATTGTTTAGATGTGACGATCAGGATAACAAATTTAAACAATATCGACATTTAAAATAGTTACGGGGAATTTTTTATGTGTGTTTTAAATGAATATTACGAAGAGGCTATAGGCCAATCATTATGTGAAATCGATGCGTTTGGCGCATTAACTTCAGAGCAAATAGCTCACGTTGCTAAGGATGTTATTGAAGCTAAAGAACATGAATGCATGGCTACTGGTGAAGATGTGGCAGACCAAAACTGGCAAGCAGAACAACTTAGAAATGCTAAATATGAAGTTCTAGCAGAAGTTCAAAGTATTATCTCAGATATAGACGGGTCGCCAGCAATGTTTAATGCAGCCACCGAGTTTCAAAAAGAAGGTCTAGCAAAGCTATTTAATCTTCAGCATTGGCTAAATAAGAACGGTAAATTACTTTAGGGGAAATTTTAACGTGAATAATACGTTGCTATCATTTGACAAAATCAGTAAGGGTCGCCCAGATGACGGATGGTTACCAACATCAGAAAACGTTAATAATCTTCCAGTGGGCGTCAAGAATTTCATTCATGATTTAGAAACAGTTTGTGATCCGGCTGGTATGGTTATTGAAAACGCTTTACTTCGCGATCAACTGAAAGAATGCCACGATTACATAACTCTATTAAAAAGGAAGAAATAATGACACCAGTAAACTTACAAATCCAAATTCAAGCAATGGCTATAATGGTCAGGATTGAAGGTATGAAAGCCGATAATCAACAAAGAGTTCATCGTGAAGAATATGCAGCTAATACTGAATTGGATTTTGAACGAATGGCTTGTGAGCTTGACGGTTTGCAACAGCAAGTCTCTCACGAATAGTTACGGGGAATTTTATGAAAATAACAGCTATCGGAAATAAAGTGACAAAGGCTGATTTAATAGAAGTTGCTTCAGATCCACTGCTGGAAAACTTCATGGTCGTTTGTTTTTTCAATGATTCGACAACATCGGTAGGGTGGGGCGACGGCTTAAGTACGGCTTAAGTAATTCTGATGCAGCGTATGGACTGGCAAAAATACACCAAGAAATTAATAAGGCGTTCGACTTCTAAAAAACCAAGGAGAAATTTATGCTATCAAAAATAGAAATATCTAGACCTGATAACTGCGAAGATTGTCCTTTTAGTTACGAGGATAGTGATCATGGTTCTACTTGTAATCATTCGGGTGAATCGATTAATGGTTTTGATGATATAAGTGAAAACACTATACCAATATTCTGCGCATTTAATGAGAATCAAATAATTTAACGTAAATAGAGAAGGTTTATGAGAATATTGCACTTAACATTGAAGAAAAGATGGTTTGATTTGATTAAGTCTGGTTATAAAAAGGAGGAATATCGAGAGATAAAACCTTATTGGAATACACGCATAAATGGTAAGAGTTTTGACGCTATCTGCTTTAAAAATGGGTATTCTAAAAACGCTCCAAAATTTACCATCGAGCTCAAAAAAACATTGATTGGTGCTGGTCAAATCGAGTGGGGCGCACCACGCAACCAGGCTGTTCATATCTTGCAGTTAGGCGAAATAATCTAAATAGGGAATTTTTGACATGCTTGAAATATTAAAATTTGTTACTAGTGAGTTTTGGACTTTTTGGGGTTGTTTGATTTTTTCCTGCTCTATTTTGTACTTTACAGGATGGTCAATTAACGCGATTTTAATAGGTTTTCGCGGCAAAAGTTGCGACGAATAGTTACGGGGAAAATTTTAACGTGAAAATAACAAATAAATGTCAGATTGGTTCAACTGTTTTCAATGCTGGAGTCGATTATGAAACAGTTATAGCTAGGGCTGAAAGAGAATACAGGTATAAAAATCGCTGTGTTGAATGTAACGTTATGGAAGATTTAAAAAGGATTCCTAGTGGTGATCTTATGTGTAGCGATTGTGCTGAAAATTTAGATTAAATAGTTACGGGGAAAATTTGACCATGAAAAAAGTATTTTTAGGCGGTACATGTAACGAAAGTGGTTGGAGAAAAACACTAATTACATGGCTAACAATAGATTATTTCAATCCTGTTGTTGACGACTGGACGACAGACTGTATGTCTGAAGAGATCAAGCAAAGAGAGTCATGTGATTTCTGTTTGTATGTCATCACACCAAAAATGACCGGTGTTTATTCTATAGCCGAAGTTATTGACGATAGCAATAAGCGTCCAGAAAAGACTATCTTTGTGATTTTACATGAGGATGAAGGCTCAACCTTCACGAAAGGACAATTTAAATCATTGGGGAGCGTTGCAAAAATGGTTGACGGGAACGGAGGTAAAGTGTTTTTTAGCTTACATTCTGTCGCTGGATATCTTAACTCTCAATAACGTAGGAATTTTTTATGGATAAGTGGGTGAAAGTCAAAGATAGGTTACCAGAAAATGAAGATTACATATTATTAACTGACGTAAGTTTAAACGATTATTACGGTTACCTACCTGTCACTGGTTATTATGATTTGACTGATAATAAGTTTTTTAGTATGCGCGATGATGAGATGCCGAGTACAACCCATTGGCAACCATTACCCGAAGAACCAACAACATAGGAAATTTTTATGGGCTTTGTCGAAGAGATAGAAGTTAAACCAAGATACAAGGGAACAACCCTTTGTAATAATTGCGGGTGCGAATACTCTACAAAAACAGAATGGGTTCGAGGATATAGCACCACGACAGGAACACAAACACCTAACTTTATTCCTGAAACTAAGGTCCCTAAAGGTAGCTGTCCAATGTGTTTAAGCAAAAATTAACAACCAAGGAAAGCTTTATGCTCATCATTAAATATTATAAAAAAAATAGGTGTCTGTATAGTCCTCTAGAAGGCACATATATCGGTTTATCTAAAATACGGGATTATGTTTATACCGATGTTGAATTCAAAGTTGTAGCGCAAGATGGCATGAAGGATATAACATCTAAAGTTTTAATAAAAGCCTTGTTTGACATAGGTATATTATTTTCAGTCGATACTTTAAAGTTATTAATAAAACTAGCCCCGAAAGAAGCAGGAAGGAAGATATCTAGCAATATGCTATCGATAATAAATAGATAGAATATCTTAAATATAGGAAAGTTTATGAGTGATATTAAAGCTTTAGACCTGCAAATTCATATCAATGGTATGAAGCAATCAGCCAAATTATTAATGAAGGACGCTGAAAAGCTTAAAGCTAGATCTGAAGAGATTCAGAAGCAGGCTATTGAGCTTGAATTCGAATTTATTAAAACGACCAACAGTGTAAATGGGGAAAGTTTCGATGAAAAAATACGAAGATAGATACCAAAAAATGTGTTTTGATGATGAGGCTAATATTGCTTTTAGCTCTAAAACTTGCAGATTAATCCAGCAGGCAGACAAAGAAATTAAAGAGTTTAAATTGGCATTAACTGCATTATGCACTCAATCTAACTGGCCGATGATGGTTAGTGATAACGATGAAGAGCTAATACGCGCCCTCTTAATTAAATACGGGATTTAACCAAAGAAAGTTTAAATGGAATGTCAATTTGCTAACATATAAGCTAGATAGTATAATCGTGCACGTAACTAAGGGTTTTAAATGACAATAATATGTATCATATCATTCAACATGCACTTCGCTGGTGGATTTTTAGAGAAAACGAGCTTATATTCTCAGGATTCGGCAGCATAGAAACTGCGTTATTAGTAGCGCAGAAGAACGATATTTTGTTGTCTGATATTAATGCAAAAAAACAGGAAGCTGCTTAAATGCTACAAAATCTTAATGAAATGATACAAACAACAAAAGCATCGTTAAGCATAAGTGGGATTACATTTGCGGCTGGTATAGCAGCAATAGCGGATATAGTACCAATATTCACAGCCGTGGCTGGTCTTGTCTTAGCAATATTCACAATCATATCAAATAAACGAAAAATCAAGCGTGACGAAATTAGAGCCCAGGAGCTTCACGAATTAAAAAAGAAGCTTATGGAGAAGGAGCTTAACGAGTGAAACTTATAGCGCCATTAAGAGAAAGGGATTCATTCGGTTGCGGCCATTTCGGAGCAAGTAGGGGCTCAAGGAAACATAATGGCGTTGATCATGCCTGCGTACCTGGCTCAAAAATATTTTCCCCGGTCGAAGGTGAGGTAACAAAGCTTGGCTATCCTTATGCAAACGACTTGTCATTTAGATACGTCCAGATAACCACCAAGGAAGGCTATAATGTAAGAGTTTTTTATGTTAAACCGTTTGTATCGATTGGCGATCATATTACTGATAACGATATTATAGGCTCATCACAAAAGCTAGGTGATAGATATCCTATAGACGAAGATCATCCATTAGGAATAACAGAACACGTGCACCTTGAGATAAAAGATTTGCAAGGTAAGTTCATTGACCCAAAGGATTTAAATTTATGAGCGGCTGGAAAAAAATATTAGGAAGTATAGCTCCAACGCTGGCGACCGCTTTAGGTGGTCCGATGGCTGGAACTGCGGTTAAATTCTTATCAAACAAGTTTTTAGGAACCGAAGAAGGAACTGAGCAAGATATAGCACAAGCCATATCAATGGCAAGCCCTGAACAATTGGCAGAACTAAAAAAAATTGACGCAGACTTTAAAGTTCAAATGGAAAAAATAGGCGTTGATGTCTTTGCGTTAGAAATTGAAGACAGAAAAGATGCACGCTCAATGGCTAAAGTTAACATGTGGCCTCAAATCATTTTAAGTGTCATTTTTATTGGCGGGTATTTCGCTATTGTAGGTCTTTTAGTAACCGGTGAGATAGTTGTGCCAGCTGAGCAAATGCAAATTGTCTCTATTTTAATCGGCGTATTAACTGCTGGTGTAGCAAATATCATGCAATTTTGGTTTGGCAGCTCACATGGTTCAAAAAATAAAGACAAAGCAAAATAAAACTGACCTAGATGAAGTCAGAGAAATCAGACATAAACGCTATTTAAAACGAAATTTAGAATATCAGGAGAAATTGAAATGCCAGATCATACACCAGCAGAGCAAAGAATTATTTCTAGCGACATCAAAAAGGAAATGAAGAAAGGGACCAAGCGAGAGAAAGCTGTTGCTATTGCCTTATCTAAATCAAGAAAGCGCCGAAGCCTTCTAGGCACAAGCCATGACTGAAAATAAGGTAGATGACCTCATTGAAGAATGTATTGATAATTTAATTGACGATAATATCAATCGGGGTGCTGGAAGTCTGGAAGAATTGGCGCAATATTTCGCTAAAGCCGGCATGACAAAACAATCATTCATGGATATTAGGACTTATATTATTAACGAAGCATCAAAGAAAACAGATTCTTTATTTATCGACGCAAAATTAAAGCTGTTTGAGCGCATATTAAGAGTAAAGCGAACAGGCAGTGTAATCATTCAAGCAGTACACTAACTAAGGACTAACCATGCCTAATATCACCAATGTACAACGAGCATTCAACCAAATCAGCGATAAATCACTAGAGCATGAAGGTGAATTAGACATTGATACTTTTATGGGTTTCTTCAACCAAGCAGTAAAGGAATTTAATCTTAACGTAGAAAAGGTTGCAGAATTAAAGGCTATGAAGTATCCGATTGAGGTTAATGTAACATCATTAGCAGGGATAACCTCTAATGATGTAAATTGGTCTTTTTCTGAAAACGATACATCAGAACCTACTCCCATAGAATTAACAGAGAATGATGTTAAGCTATTACTAGAAAAGCTTCAGTCTTTGGAAGGGCAAGTAATTAACTTGACCAATGCGTTAGCAAAAATTGCCACATACAGCGGTCATGGAAACCATTTAAGAGAATTCAATATTGATAAATGGGAGCCAACCAAGCAGGATATGTGTAAATACAGCTAAAGGTGATAAAATGTTTAATCGATTCAGAAAGACGCTTGTAAAAATCCTTGATAACGGAGATGTTACAATCACCGAAGTCAGAAACAATGATTTGGTCTTTCTTTATGAGAAATCACCACCAAATACCGAGCTCCATAAAGCTTTAGGCTTCGAAATAACTAGACGCCTTAGAAACGGAGCTTAATAAACCCAACAATCACCCGAAAGGATACTGATTATGAATAAAGCATTTGAATTATCGGACAGCTTTTGCCGAAAATTTAACATTACATTAACAAAAAATTTAATTAATAATTCAAAACAGTGTGAGCATCAAACAGCGCTTGCTAATGCGTTTCTTAATTACCCTACAAAGCTTTATATTCAATGGAATTGCCTTAGAGCATGCTACATGGTGTCATCTGTATTTATGTCGGATATCAATAAAGGCAATCAGTTATATTGCGTTGCTGAATACGTGAAGGAAGAGTGCGATTTACAAAAATATCTTGCTGAATGCTTTGCCGTGTCAATAAGGGCAATATTTAATCACATTAGATGGAAAAGAAAGTATTTATCTAGGAAGGCTCAGTATGCCTAAACTAACCAATAAACAAGAGATGTTCTGTAAAGAATACCTTATTGACCTAAACGCAACTCAAGCAGCTATAAGGGCTGGATACTCTAAAAAGACTGCTAAACAAATGGGAACTGAAAACCTAGCCAAACCTGTCTTGGCTAAATATATCCAAGATAGTATGGATAAACGCTCTGAAAAGGTCGAGACAGACGCCGAGTGGGTGCTTAAAGGTATTAAAGACCTAACTGATGACCTAATACAGTCCGACTCACCGCAGCACGCCTACAAGGGTTATGAGTTAATGGGCAAGCATCATAAATTGTTTACTGATAAATTTGAGATCGATGGAAGATTAATAGTTAGCACCATTCGCAAAAGGTTTGATGGCAGTGAGTGATCGACACGTAGAGTATTTATTAAAGCCGCAAGGCGCAGTTCTTCAGGAGTTTTCTGATTCCCGTGAAAGAAATACCTTTATTATGGGTCCGCTTGGTTCTGGTAAAACAGTTCAATCCATCTTAAAGATATTCGATTTGATGTGTGAGCAGGAGCCGGTCAAAGCCAAAGACCATAAAAACTACAACATTAGGTTAAGCCGTTGGGTAGCCGCACGTAACACTTATTCAGAGTTATTCTCGACAACCATTAAAGATTGGCTGGAAATCCATGGTGATTTAGGCGTATTCAAGCAGGGCAGCAAAGAGCCGCCAACCCAACGGTTAGATTTTTATCTTGAAGATGGAACCCAAGTTAAAGCAGAGATAATGTTTATTGCATTCGATTTACCTCAGCACGTTAAAAAAGCTCGTGGTATTCAGGCGACAGGCATTTGGTTGAATGAAACTAAAGAGCTACCTAAATCAGTTGTTGATATGCTTGATTTGCGTCATGGCCGGTATCCTTCAATGAAAGAAGGCATTAAGCCGACTTGGCATGGCATGATTGGCGATACCAATGCCCCGGACGAGGATCACTGGTATTACAAGGCAGCAGAAGAAACCAAGGATGAAGGGTGGAAATTCTTTCGTCAACCTGGCGGGGTTTATAAAGACGGTGAAACCTGGAAGGTAAATGAAAATGCTGAAAACCTCAGCAACTTACCTGATAACTATTATCTAAGAGGTATGGCTAATAAGGCTGATGATTGGATAAAAATAAACTTAGCCAATGAATATGGGTTTGTGTCGGACGGTAAGCCGGTCCATCCTCGTTATGTTGATTCAATTCATTGTCAAGACTTTGATTTCACTCCA